CCTGGGCATTCCGCAGTCGCATTGCTCGCAACGGATGCCGCAGTTCTCGATTGAGTTCCCGGTCGGGCCGAGGTTCCTGGCGATCGACCTGGACGTGGTGATCGTAGATGACATCACGCCGCTCGTCGATCGGCCCGAGCAGTTGGTGTGCTGGCGAGTCGAGTACGCGAAACTATACGCTGGTGGGTTCATTCTGATGAACACGGGCGTGCTCGATGGCCTGTGGTACGAGTACAAGACGAACCCGCAGGAGTTCTCGGCTGAAGCGAAGCGATTCTCGGGTGGCTCGCGGGACGGCAGCGATCAGGACATGCTGAACTGGTACCTGTACAAGCACAACATCTCTCCGGCGACGTGGACCGAGGCAGACGGTCTCAATTCCGGGTACGGTGTCGCGAGGCGGAGTCACAAGCCGGTCGATTGGCGTCGAGAGCCGGTCGCGCCCGGCAGTCGGCTGAAGCGAAACGTGGGTGTGCCGATACCGTTCGAGGCTGACAAGGTCATGCCCGAGCTACCGGCCGGAACACGAATCGTGTTCGTTGGGCACAGGGACAAGTCGGTCATGGACGACGCCGCGCACGGATGGGTGAAGGAGCACTGGCGGTGATTCAGACGTTCATTCCGTGGCGTGAGGACACGAACCTGGGCGCGGCGTACAACGAAGCGATGGAGATGTTGCCCGAGGACGGCTGGGCGGTCCTGCTCGATCACGACGTGATGTTCACGACGTTCGAGTGGCACCGGCAGATCGACCGCGCGATCGCGGCTGAGCCGTACGGATCATTCACAGGCGTGACGAACCGCATCTTCTGTCCGTGGCAGAAGGCAAGAGAAGCGGATCAGAATAACCACGACATTCTGTATCACCGGGCACTCGGCGAGGCGCGGCTGTCGAACCGCTACCTGACCGACGTGACCGACGCGACCGGGGCCTACGGATGGGGCGGCTACATCATGATCCTATCGAAGGCAGCGTGGCGCGACGCGGGCAAGTTCGTGGACGGGCAACTTTGCGTGGATCATCAGATGCACTTTGCGCTCAGGCGAGCGAAGCGGCGGGTGTTCCTGATCGAGGGCCTGTACATTTACCACTACGCCAGAGGGCGCGGTGAGCAGTACCAAGCGAAGACGCTGGCAGCGACGTGCGAGTGCCGGACGGTGACACGCGGTGTGTCGCTGACCGATAGGCGGGCGATTTGATCAGCGTGCTCACGTGGAAGTGGGGCGACGCGTACGGACCCGAGTACGTGATCCGGCTCAACCACATGCTGAGTCGGCATCTGCGGGTGCCGTTCCAATTGTTCTGCATCACGGACAACGCTGAGGGGCTGTTGAATCAGGACATCGCGTTGGTTCCGATGTTCACGAAGTGGGCAGGCGTAAAGAAGCCGCAAGGCTACCGGTCAGCGGACAACGACCTGTGCCAGCGACGGCTCGCGATGTTCGATCGCCAGTTCCTCGAAGTGCAGTCGGGACGATTCCTGCACTTGGACCTGGACACGGTGATCACAGGCGACATCACGGACATGATCGTCCGGCCGGAGCCGCTGATCATGGCGGCGCGACCGAAGATGAAGCATCGCGTGATGCCGGGGTTCATGCTGTTCGACCGGGGCTATCTGCACGAGTTGTGGGAGACGTTTCACGGTGACCCGCAACGGTCGGACATGGAACTTATCGACAACTTCGTCTCGTCGCGGAATCTGAACCCGCCGACGTGGACCGAGGCTGATGGAGTGTACGGGCACATTTACATCAAGAAGGCCGGGCACCTGCCGAAGGATGCCCGAGTGGTGATGTTCTACGGACCCGGTAAGCCGCACGAGGTAGACGCGGCGTGGGTGAAGGAGCACTGGCGGTGACTGACGAGAGAGTTGTGCAGATTCTTGCTGAGCACAAAGCCTGTCGCAGCCCGCGCGAAGTGGCGGCTGTGAAGTGCATCATCGCCACTGTTGTTAAAGAGGCGCTTCAGGATAGCGCGTACGAAATGTTGACAGGACAGAAGGCACCGGAGCGAGCATGATCCCGAGCGCGTATCGTGTGAGTAAGCGGCACCGAGTCCTGTGGGCGACGATGAATTTCCTCGCCGACAGGGATGCGGTTGGTCCGCGCACGAAGCGGTTCGATCGCGCGGTGATCAAGGCGACGGTCGATCGGCGCAAGCTGATCCTCGAACACAAGGCGGCGGACATGATGCGGGACTTCTTCACATATCAGCAAGAGTTCGTGAAGGACGCAGGCATCAGTCTGGACCTGATCGACCAGGCGCTCGGGGCGACCCGCGACGACCTGGAAGACACGTACAAGCGTGTGTGCCTGATGACAGCCGGGAACTACGGTCCGTGGGTGCTCGGGCACCTGGACGCGACGATGAAGGCTCCCGATCCGTTCACCGCACCAATGACCGAGTGGATTCGGCAGAACGCCGGGGAGCGTGTAGCGGGCATCAATAAGACGACCCGTGACTCTCTCCGGGAGATCATCGCGGACGGCGTAGCACAGGGTGACACTGTCGAGATGATCGCGCGGGCAATAGACGACCTGTACCTCGACGAGATCATCCCGAATCGCAGCATGACGATCGCTCGAACCGAAGTCGGTAACGCGGCTAACTTTGCCTCGAACGAGGCAGCGCAGGCGACGGGCGTGGCGATGGAGAAGACGTGGAACACGCTGGGCGATGCGTTCGTGCGTGACGACCACGCCGACGCGGACGGGCAGACCGTTGAACAAGATCAGGACTTCGTCGTTGGCGGCGAGTACCTGGGATGGCCGGGCGACATCAGCAAGGGCGCGACGGCGGGCAACGTGATCAATTGCCGATGCTTCATCACGTGGGACGCGCGATGAACATTGTGGCGTGGGTGATCGTGATAGGTGCGTTGGTGCTCTGCATCGCGGTATCGTGGGCACACGGAAAGGGACGCGTGTGATTTACTACAGAACAAAAGACTACGTCATGAAGGCAGCCGTTGACAAGAGCGGCGGCGTCATGGTCGCACTACAGGTGCCGCTCGACGTGGCAACGAAGCTGATCGTTGAGGGCGGACAGCCCGCGAACGACCTTCATATCACACTCGTCTACCTGGGCAAGTCCGATCAGTTCAACGCGAAGAAGATGCAGACGCTCCACGACATCGTCTCGTCGATCGCGAAGGAGTACACGCCGCTCGACATCACGCTGACCGGTTACGGTGTGTTCGCCGAGACCGATGACGGCCCGTGCCTGCACGCGGTGGTGGGGCTCAGCGATGCACTTGACTCGCTGCAAGAGACGGTGGCCGAGGCTGTCGCGAGCTACGGCATGCCCCCGCAAGGCAAGGGCTCGATGAATGGGCAGTACAAGCCGCATATCACGCTGGCGTACGGTGAGAGCGCGGCTCCGCCCGAGGTTCCGCCTGTGACTGAGTTCAAGATTGAGTGGCTGCGTTCGACGTTCGGTGCTACCGAGGGTCTGTTCAGACTTCAGGGTACTCGGAAGTCGGTCATGATGAAAGCGGTGTTCGACGAGTCGCAGCATCCCCGCGACGAGAGTGGTAAGTTCTCCGAGAGCGGCGGGGGTGAGGGCTCGCGTGTGTTCATGACCCCCGACGACGTGATCGAAGAGTCCACGTGGGGTGGCAAGAAGCAGTACGTGATCCGCGACCCGAAAACGGGTAAGGGCAGCGGGCGGCTTATCTCTGAGCCTGTCAACATCAAGAACGTACCCGAGACGCTGTACCACGCGACGACGAACCTCCCCGCCGTTAAAGGCTCGGGGTATCTGCGGGCAGCGAGCGACGGCGGCGGAATGGGCGGCGGCAACGGCATGCCTGGTGTGTCGTTCACGACGAGCAAGGCCGATGCGGAGCTAATGACGAAGGAACTACGCCGCACGGTGGACATCACGCACGAGGCACCCGATACTGCCGAAGCGATGAAGGCGAAACTCGAAGGCTACGCCCGCGAGGACGAGAAGGCTGGTGGACTTCAGAAGGGTGACCTACAGCGGTCGGTTGACTACTCGCTGAGCAATTGGGAAGCCAACCACAAGTCGTCGTCGCGCGAATGGAACGGCGAGAGTTGGGACACGTCCCCGGCGAAGGACCCTGAGAAGATGAAGGTCAGCATGCAACGGCTGGCGAAAGAGACCTTCACTCAGTACCTTCAAGCTAGGGATATGGATTCTCAGAAACTCTTGAACACGAAAGGCGCTGACTTCCACCAGAACGACAAGTACGCGATGCTGAAGGACCCGCTTCTGTACGGGAGCGGTGAGGACTTCGCGAAGATGGACCCGGCGAAAATCGGCATTGTCACCACGAGCAAGAAGAACCTGCCGGGTCGGGCTCTCATTCGTGCCGGGTCCGATGACTTCCTACACGAGGTTCGTGTACACGCGGACGTGCCGCTTGAAACGGATACGGTGTACAAGGACGGCGAGGGTGGCTCCGGACTCACGGCTCCGACCGAGGGCGGCGGGACTCCGCTGATGTCGTTGAACCACGACAAGCGACGCAAGCCGATCGACGGTCAGGTGTACACGGCGTTCACGCCGGACGGCTCGCTGGGCACAGCCTCGTCGCCGGGCATCATGAAGGACGGCGCACCGGCAGGGATGGCGAGCGACAGCACGGCGGCGTTCGGCACGAGCGACCTGAACAACGGGGGCCGCATCGCGCCAGAGCAGGGCATGTTCAAGAAGCCACGGCGCGCGAATAAGGCTGAGGTTGCGATTCCGGGGACCGAAAAGCACATGAGAGTTCTGGACGCGCACGGGTGGGAGTTCCACGCTAACGATCACGATTCGGTAGTGTACTCGAACCCTAAGAGTGACGATGAAGTTCGAGTGTGGTCATCCGGTCATTGGATTCGATACACCAAGGATCAGAAGGTTGTCTCTCAGGGTGACACGGACGTAGACCTGGGACAAAATCTCGGGGTGAAGAAGGACGAGTTCGGCGGCGGACAGGGTCAGGGCCAAGGGCTCGCGGTGGCGACCGCGCCCGAGTTCACGAAGCGGCCGGTGAAGCCGGAGTTCAAATTCGCTGGCGCGGTGGGGCCGAAGTTCGAGGACAAGGACGTGAACGGCGACCTGAAGAAAGAGGACCCGACGACGGGCGGCAACATGGCGATCAGTGCCGAGCCGAGCCCGGAGATGTCCGACGACCGTGAAGACAAGCTGCGAGCCGAGGATCGGCTGCGCAAGAGCGGCGGAGCCTGGCAGGCACCGAAGACCGAGGCGGGCGCACAGCCAAGCATCCCGATGACGCAACAGGGCCGCAACCCTGAGCGTCATCACAACGATCCGCGCATGCGGGACAACGAACCGTTCACACCACCCGAGGGCATCACGCAACCGATGGCGCTCTCCGAGTACCGGACGCCGAAGGTTCAGCGCACGGTGGACATGGTTGAGAACGGCGTACTCGTGGTGCGTCACACGTTCTACGGCGACGACGATAAGACGGCGAAGCACATGGAAGACGCACACCGCGAGGCTGACGCGTCGCTCGATGCCTCGATGGACGGCAAGCCGTACAAGGACGTGGACATCACGGCAGTCCGCAAAGCTGAGGGTCCGGCTGTGATCCTGGCCCGACACGGCAGCACGGACTTCAATTCGGGTGCCGCCGAAGAAGGTGGGCCGCGCATTCGTGGCTGGATCGACGTTCCTCTGAATACCGAAGGACATGCGGATGCGAAGAGGGTGGCGGCGAAGATCGCGAAGGAATACCCGCACGTGGACGAGATTCACACGTCGGACTTGAGCCGAGCGGCTGATACCGCGCAGGCGATCAGTGACGCGCTCGGTGGTGTGCCGATCACGAAGACGCGGGACCTTCGTCCGTGGGACCTGGGCGATTACAATGGCAAGCCTGTCGAGGGCATCAAGGACAAACTCGACGCGCTCGTGATGAATCACAGCGAGAAGGCACCGAACGGAGAGTCATTCGATGACTTCATGGATCGCTTCTGCCCGTACCTCGAAGCTGCTCAGGCGGATGCGAAGAAGGGCAACAAGGTCATCGTGCTCGTGGCGCACACGCGTAACGTGCGCGCGGCTGAGGCTGTCTGCGATCGCGCGAAGATGACGCCGGAACTGATGATGGGACCGAACGACATCACCGAACCGGGTGAGTTCGCGGTGATGAAGCCGACCGGTGACGGGTGGGGGTTCAAGGTTGCGAAGGCGCACGACGCGGGGGTTCAGCCCGAGGCTCACGACGAGAAGCCGAAGTTCCCGGCTGGCGGTATCGCGCCCGGCACGGCGATCATCCGGGCCGAGGCTCCGGTTGTAAAGGTTGAGGCTCCTATCATCACTGTGTTGCCTGCTCCGGTCAACATCGTGAAAGCAGACAACGCCGAAGTCGTAGAGCGGCTGGGCGAGGTTATGAAGGAGATCAACATAATGAAAGCAGACAACACCGAGAGACTGAGCAGTCTCTTGAAAGCGCTGCTCCGAAAGAAGAAGCGAACGGTACAGTACGACGAACAGGGTAACATAACAGGCTCGATCGAAGAGGAGATGGAGTAATGGCAAAGAATCCGAAATTCTCAGACACGACCGCAAACGCGAAGGCCGTCGCGGCGACGGCACTTCTGAACAACGGCTACCTCCGCATCTATGACGGGTCGCAGCCCGCCAACGCCAACGCTGGCATCGGCGGCGCGACTCTGCTCGCCGAGCTACGGTTCAATGCGACCGCGTTCGGTGCGCCGTCTGCCGGTGTGGCGGTGGCGAACGCCATCACGTCCGACACCGACGCGAACGCGACCGGGACTGCGGCGTGGTTCCGTGCCCTCGAAAGCGACGGCACGACGGTTGTCTTCGACGGTAGCATCGGCGCGGGTGGTACGTTCGACCTGGTGCTCAACACGACATCGATCGTCATTCACGCTGAAGTGGCGGTCTCGTCTTTCACCTACACGGAGAACGAGGGCTAATCATGGTGACCTTGGAGCGCACTATTCCGAAGTTCAATCCTAATTTCGTTCGTAGTCTGCGGACCCAGCCGTTCGGGTTCGCCTTCGACGGCCACGAAGGTGAAGTTGTCGAAGTCTACGGGCACCGCTTCCTCAAACACGGTGGCAGACTCATGCCGCTTATCGAGGGTGGTGCGGACACGAAGATCAGCGCCCTGACCGAGGTTTCGACCCCCGCGCTCGACGCACAGGAGATTCCGTGCAACGATGCGGGAACGACGAAGAAGATCGTGCTCGGGACCGACCTGAAGCCGTGGATCGGCAACATGCTCATGAATCGGTCAGTGGCGGACCAGACAATTTCCGCGACGACTGCGTACGTGACAGGTTCCAGCATCTCTGTTCCGGTGGGCAAGCTGCGAGCGGGTACGACGTTCCGTTGGCGCATTTTCATGACGAAGACCGCCGCTGGTTCGACGGCGGGCAGCACAATCCTTCTGAAGATCGGTACGCTCGGGACGACCGGCGACGCGACGATCGCGACGCTGACGACTGGTACGCCGACTGCGGCTGCGGATACCGGTGTGCTCGATCTTTCGGCTACGATTCGGACCATCGGTGCGGCTGCGACATCAAACTTCGCCGGACGACTGACACACAACCTCGCGACGACGGGTTTCAGCAACATCGCGGGCGAAGCGTATCAGGCGGCTGGCTCGACGTTCGACTCGACAGTGGCGAACCTGATCGTCGGTATCACCATCACCACGACGACAGCATCAGCCTGGACGCTCGTGCAGGTACTCGCGGAAGCAGAACTTTTGTAAAATCGGAGAAGAGTCCTGCGGCTCTCCTTGGGCCGCAGGATTAAACACATGACCTTCCCGACTACGCAGCTTCTCGACAACTTCAACCGATCAGACATCGCGGCTCTTCCGAGTCCGTGGGCTAGTTGGTGGTCTCCCGGCAATACGTTTGAGAATTTTAATCAACATGCCGATTTTCTGATTCCGGGGACTGCGACTGACTATCGCAGCAATGCGACTTACGGACCCGATTGTGAAGTTTGGTGTACGATCGCACAGGTTTCGAGTGGCGGCGGTAACATCACCATTTGGCTCCGTGGTGACAACGGTGGTGCTAGTGTTAGTGGTTACGGTCTTGAACTGACAGTCTCGGGCGGCGTCGCTACATTCAAGATCGGTGTCTACAACGCCACGAACCCCGGCCCACAGGGCACGTTCGGGACGACCCTAGCGTCCACGACGCAAGCCTTTGCTAATGGTGATGGGGTTGGTTTCTCGGCGATTGGCACGACTCTCACGGCGTGGTATCGCTCCGGTGCGTCCGGTGCGTGGACCGCTATCCTGACAACGACCGACAGCACGTACACCGCCGCAGGACGTTTAGCGATGACCGGCGTACTCGCCAGCGGAACCAACTGGCAGATCGAAGACTTCGGCGGCGGCACGTTCGGCACCGTCCCTCAGCATACTCCGACAGGGCCGTCTGTTGGTTGCGGAGATCGACTCGCTCTCGAAGACGGCAGCGGCGTTGTGTTGCTCGAATACACAGCGCTGCTCACAGAAACCGATGGCGACATCGCACTCGAAACCCCGGCTGACGGGTCGGGCGGTGGTGTTCTTCTCTTCGAGTGGGGTATCGATTCGCGGATGCTCGTCGAGAACCCCGATCCTTGGGGTATCATGCTCGAAGACCGCTCAGGCTTTCTACAAGCTGAGAGCGGCGGGACTGTCATCCTCGAAGAGGCGACGGTTGTAGACGGCCTTCAGCTTGAAAGCGGTGTAGGCAACCTCGAAGCCGAAGACGGTCGGACGATTCGGCTCGAAGAGATGCCGCGCGGACATGTTCTGTTGGAAGATAGTTCGGGCGCGCTGATCGAAGAAGACGGTTCTTCGTATATCCTGCTCGATCAAGCACCGGACAGTAGCGACGCGTGCGATGGCATGCTGCTCGAAGACGGTAGCGGGTACATTCAGCTTAACAACCCGCGACCCTCGCCGACAGACGCGATCCTAGTCAACAACCGCGTCATCTCCGGGACAGCGAGCATCACGCAGCCCGCTGCGAGCCTCGATGCGGTGGGTACGGTTCCTGTCACTGGTACGGCGGATGTTACACAGCCCGCCGCGTCTCTTGACGCTGTTGCGGTGGAGCGCTTCACAGCTACGGGCTCTGTCACTCAACCGGCCGCATCGTTGGACGCGACAGCGAAAGAGCGTTTCACGGCGACGGCTGATGTCACTCAGCCCGCTGCGAGCCTGGACGCGACGGCGAAGGAGCGTTTCACCGCCACGGCGAGCGTGACTCAACCCCCGGCGAGTCTCGATGCGGTTGCGAAGGAAAGATTCACCGCGAGCGCTGACGTAACACAACCAGCCGCTAGCTTGGACGCGGTAGCGAAGGAAAAATTCGTAGCAACCGCAAGCGTGACTCAGCCTGCGGCTTCTCTCGACGCGACGGCGAAAGAGCGGTTCGTGGCGTCTGGCTCTGTAACGGAGTCACCCGCAAGCCTGGACGCGTCGGGCACTGTAACCGAGACGGGTGTTGTCGGCGACGGTTCTGTGACACAACCGGCCGCGAGCCTGGACGCGATGGGTTCTGTCACTGTGACGAACGTCACAGGAACAGCATCGGTCACGCAACCGGCCGCGTCTCTCGACATGAACGGCAGTGTGACCAACCCGCCGAGTCCTCCCAAGGTTGTGTCCAACGGACCGGGCGGTGCGTATCCGTTGAAGCCGAGACGGCGTCCGGATTGGCTCGATCAGGTTGAACGTGAGCCACAAACGAAAACCAAAAAGACGGCGGCAGTACTACTTGAACTAGGAGTCCTATAATGGACATCATCGAAAAAGAGTGGAACGAGGCAGATCACCCGCGCGAGCCGAAAGGCACAGCGGCGGGTGGACGGTTTGCCGGGGGCGGTGGCCCGAATGCCGGGCCAGGGTGGGCGAATCTCGGCGATGGCGTGATGGGGCCGACCGGGCACCCGATGAACGACGTGACGTGGGACGCTGTACCCGGTCATGATCAGTTCAACGTGCGCGAAAAGTTCTTGCAAGATTGGGTCGGTTGGGCGAAGAAGCACGGCCCCGACGACTGGAAGTTGAATACGCTCGTGGACCGCGCCGCCGACAAGTGGGACTCCATGAGCGCAGCCGACAAAATCTCCTACGCTCGTCGCCTGCCCGCCGATATGTTCGAGCGACCCGCACAGGTGGGCGACCTGGGCACCGAGAAACCGCTCGCGCCGGGTCTGCCGTCCGACCAGCTAGGCGAAGAGCCTCGTGCCGGACACCCCGAGGGCGGAAAGACCGAAGATCAGCCCGAGCCTGAGCAGGAAGCCTTCAGCACGGGCGCGGAGCCTCAGGCTGAAGAAGATGAAGGTCCTACCCCACAGCCCGAAGAGTGGGGCGAGTTGAACGGCAGACAGCAAGATCGGGTATACGAGAAGTGGAAGGAAGAAACCCACGACGACTTCGTGCGCGATAACGTTGAAATGTGGCGCGAAGACGAGTCCAACTTTGAGGGCATTCCGAAGGAAGTAGCTGAGGACTCAGATTTCGGTGAGCAGGAGTTGAAGGACATCAACAACGGCTATTATCCTGGTGAGCGTCCGGCCGGTATCGATGACAGCGGTGGCGGAACACCGGCTGCGCACGACGAAGAGAATCAGCGAGCAGCGGCGTGGCGGGACCACTTCGCGATCGATGACTCGTTTCAGAACGGCGCATTCTCGTGGGACGACGAGGGCAACCTTTCCGTGGACACTGACAAGCTGGTGTTCCGCGACAACCCGCACGAGGGACCCGAGGCTGAGCGTCAGCAATTGATCCCCGGCGTGTCGCGTGAAGAGATGTCGAGCGCGTACAAGAAGGCCGAGTGGGCAAAGGTGAAGGACGACTTCGAGGAGCAGTTCAAGGAGAAGTTCGAGGCTGAGGTTCAGTCTCGAACCGAGAAGCTGAAGGAGAACCCGCCCGACTACCTCGAAGACGTTGACGAATATCAGTCCGAGGCGTGGGACAACATGGACGACCGCGAGAAGTGGCGTCATGCGAAGAATTACCTGTCTGACTTACAGGGCGACGGTGGCGACGAGTCAGGTGGGTCGCGCGGTGAGGGTATTGCAGGTACGGTCGGACCGAGCGCGGAAGACGCGCCCGAGCAGAAGAAGATTCAGAAGCTAGAGCCTGTGTCGAAAAAGAACCTGGGCGGCGGGGTCAGTGTGTCGAAGATCGTGACCATGAAGGACGGCTCGAAATTCGTGTGGAAACCAAGCACGGGTGAGGCGAATGTTCGCGACGGCATCGAGGCAGGAGTGCAGTACCAGCGTGAGGTAGCCGCGTATGACATTGCGAAGGTGGTTGGAATGAAGAACCTGATGCCGGTGTCGTCGATCGTGAAGTACGAGGGGAACTACGGGGTCATGATGCAGATGATCCCGCACGCGCACAACGACGGCACCGAAGGTGACTCGGAATTCGAGAACACGGCGAAGCGTGGAACGATCTTCGACTTCGTGATCGGCAACACCGATCGACACGGGGCCAACTGGATGTCCGACGACAACGGCAAGTTGTGGTTGATCGACCACGGACTTTCGTTTTCCACGGGCGGCGATCGTGTGCGGTTCGGGCTGTGGGGTAGTGCCGTGCACGACACGAACAACGATGATGCGATCACCGAGGCGTTCGTTAAGCCGTGGCGTGGGAAGTGGGACAAGATCGAAACGATCCTAGAGCGACGGCATATCGAGAGCGACGCGGTCGAAGCTGCGAAGGAACGATATGATCTACTGATGCGAAAAGGCGTCACGTGGCGAGACCTATTCGAGCACGGGGAGTGATGATGAAAGCGATCGTCTACGGCTACTCTGGTGACAAACATGTAACGTTGGGTGAGATTCGTCTGCGAGGCGACAAACTCGTGTATGCAATTCATCCCAATGCGGGCAACCACGACCGGGCGCGCGACGTGCTCTCGACGATGATCAAGGAGGGCATGGGCTCCGACCCGAAGGTGTGGCTGAAGTACTTGCCTCACATGTACTCGGGGACGTACCTCCGGGCGAAGTTCGTGGACGACCTACCGCCGATCCAGCCGCGACACGGGTTGCACTGGCCGAAGCACTTCGAGCCCGCGACGGTGGCGAAGGAGTTCAACCCGGACCAGCCGCGCGACGAGTCTGGCAAGTGGACGAGCGGTGGCGGAAGTGTGCGTGCTCAGCAAGCGGCGTCGGACTACATGAAGGGCCGGGGTGAGACCTACACTCCGCCGACGAAGCAACCGTACGACGAGAAGCGCGCGGCACAGGTGGCCGACGCGTACGACAAGATGCCGAACACACCGAACGACCCGGAGACGCTGGACAGCTACCACGCGATGGCTGACGAGTCGGCGGCGCAGTACCACGCGATGGCGAAGACCGGCATGAAGGTTGAGGCTGTCGCGCCGGGCCAGCCGGACCCGTACAAGAACGCCGACGAGATGATCAAGGACGCAGTCGAGAACAACCACATGTGGTACTACCCGACCACGAGCGGATTCGGGCCTGAGGGTGCGACGGCGGATCAGCGGTTGCCGATGCTTCAGGACTCGGGCATCAAGGACTCGAACGGACGGCCGATGCTGAAGAACGACGTGTTCCGGGTGGTGCACGACTATTTTGGACACGTGAAGGACAACAACAACTTCCGGCCGGAGGGCGAAGAGGCCGCATGGCGATCGCACTCGGGCATGTTCTCGCCGAAGGCTCGCCGGGTGATGACGACCGAGACGCGCGGGCAGACCAATTGGGTGTACTACGGCCCGTACGGCGAGCAGAACCGCAACGCCAAGGACTCGGCCGGGGTCCGGTTCGCGGACCAGAAGATCGGACTGCTCCCTGAAGAGTACGTGTACAAGGCGTTCGACGAGGCTCAGCACCCGCGCGACGATGCGGGCAAGTTCTCCGAAGCCGGTGGCGCAGGCATCGCGCGCACGGACTGGCAGGCGAGCCCGTCTGCCGAGACGTTCATCGCCGAGCGGGACAAGAACCCGCGCCGGGACTTCATGAGCCACCTGAACCCCGAGGACCTAAAGGACAGCAAGATCATTCTGAGCGAGGACGGCAAGGCCGGAGCCACGGTCGCACCGGACGGGGACATTCAGAACGTGTTCCGCAACCCCGGTGCTCCGAAAGGCTCCGGGACTGCGGCGGCGCTCGAAGCGGTCAAGCACGGCGGCAAGATGCTCGACTGCTACGACTACGAACGCAAAGGGCGCGAGGGCCTGCCCGACGTGTACCGCAAGGCGGGGTTCGTCGAGACCGGGCGCATGAAGTTCAACCCGGCCTACCGACCGGATTGGGAGGGCCAGGGCCGAACCCCCGACGTGGTCTTCATGGCCTACGTGGGCGGCGACCAGTCTGCGAGCCCGAAGTCCGACCGCTACTACGGCAGCACAGAGTGGGACAAAGCCAAGGAAGACAGCAAGGCTGCGGCGAAGCCGCCACGCACCGCGAAGGCTCTGACCCTCGATGACGAGAACAAAAAAATCGCAGAGAACAAGAAGCGGTGGCAGTACCGCACGCACCGGTTCGCTCCGGCCAACTTCACCGCTGGCAACGGACACCCCCGGTGCATTCGTTGCGGGGACGAGGAGCCGGTGGACGGGCTCTGCATCCCGAGCCTGAAGAAGTGGGACCGGATGCTGACAGCCTGGACCGAGAAGTTCGAGAGTGATTGGAATGGTACAATAGACTCAGGAGGGAATATGTCGGCCGGTTGGATCGCTCAATTCCACTCGAAATGCATCGAAAAGGGTGCGGTCTGCAAAGTCGCGTGGCCTGCCTGCCCTGTCGGCAAGTCCGACACGATCGCCAAGTACATCACCGGTCACAACGGCAAGTTCCAAGTGCATGCCGAGTCTGGCAAAGTGCTCGGGACGCACGACACGAAAGCCGACGCCGAGGCTCAGCTTCGAGCGATCGAGGCGCACAAGCACGGCACCGGTAAGGACGTTCAGTGGCCGGTCGAACCGAGCACACCGGGCTACGGAAAGAAGCCTCTCCAAGGCGAGAAGGCCCCCAATCAGAAGAGCGAAGAGATCGCACTGGACGACGCTACGATCGATGCTCTGAAGTCGGCATGGCAAGCATTTGCCAAGTCCATCGGACTCGTGTTCAAAAGCGAGGACGTGATGGCCGAGCCGATCGACACGAACGTCTACCGCATCGAGGCTGTAGGAAAGCGCGCGTACTTCCTGGCCGAGGGCGGCAAGGCTGAGCGGATCGAGTACCATCGCAAGGATGCGTTCGTCACAGTGCAAAAGTCCGAGAAGATGCGATACACGCTGGGCGCGGTCTACGCGCCGGGCGAGGTTGACTTCCACGGCGATACGATGACCGAGGCCGAGTTGGAGAAAGCGGCTTGGGCATTCGCGAAGAAGGACGGGCTCACGAAGCGCGTGGGTCTGATGCACCAGAGCGGCACCGATGGCGCGGGCGACATCGTCGAGTCGTACATCTATCGCGGCCCGGAGTGGAAGTTCAAGGACACGAAGGGCAACGAACAGACGATCGTGCCGGGTACCTGGATGTTGGGCACCGTGTGGACGCCTGAGTCCTGGACAAAAATCGAGCGCGGCGCAGTGAACGGATATTCGCTCCAAGGTGTCGCGAGAAAGTTCGCGAACGGAGAGGAAGTGTAATCATCATGACTTGGTACAGACAGGACGCGTTCCTTCACCCCGACAACGCCGACTTCGATCCGACGCAGAGCGCGCCGGGCAAGATCGGCGGCGTGAAGCCATCTCCGGCGACGATGGCTGATCCTCCGAAGAACGCCGTCCGCGAGACGCGAAGCACCGACGAGTCGTTCGAGGAGCGGAAAGAGACCGCCAACATGGACGACGCCGTTTCGCCGGTCGCGATGGACATGGCCCCGAGCGACGAGCAGTTCTCGCCCGGCCGTCAAGAGGACGGCGAGTTCGAGGGTGAGCCCGGTTTCTATCACCCCGGCGACGACCGCGATCACCGTGCGATGAACCTGTTCGGTCCCGACGAGGACGAAGAGGCGGCGGAGAACTAAGATGCTCAGACGAGACACATTCCTTGGTCAGATTCCCGTCGAGAAGGGCACGCTCGCGCAAGGCGACATCAACATCACGATCCACGGACCGAAGAAGCCGCCAGAGGAAAAGATGGAGAAGGGCAGCGGCGACTTCACCGATTGCATGTCGCGCATCGTTCCTGCGATGGCAAAAGAGGGCAAGAGTCCGGACGATCCGAACGCGTTCTGTGCGTGGTATGAGCACAACCAGTCGGGTCACTGGCCGGGTGAGAAGAGCGTCGGCAAGCGCGATGCGTTTCTCGGCGGCTTCGGTTACGAACCCAGCTTCGACGAGATTCTGAAAGCGTGGAGCGACGCGGCTCGCGCGGCTGCTCTCGAAGCGCGGCGTCAGGGTCACTCAGGCGCTCCTGCCGAGCAGTCTACTCAGGCTGGTGCAGAGACGCATCAGGCTGCGACGAGCATGGGCTGGGAAGCGCGCGGTACCACAGGTGACGGCGCGCAGACCTACGATCATCCTTCGATGCCGGGTCACGCGATGACCGTGCACGCGAATGGCGCGTGGGAGCACGCGGCTCCGGGCGGCTACAAGGTGCAGGGACAGAACAGTGGCGCGATGTCGAATTATCTGAACCATCTGCACGGACGCACAGCGCAAGCTGCGTAATGGATCGCATGGAGCCGGTTGTCTACAGATGTACCGGCATCAATGAGCACGGAGCAATCTGCAACAAGGTTCTCTTCGTGTTCACTCCGCCGATCGCGGAGCCGATTCCAGGAGCAGGCGCGCATCGTGCGGACCTGGGCACGATCGAGCAGAAGTGTCGTCGTTGTAAGACGGTGAACACGTTCAAGATGGGAGAGTACGACACAGCGATTCGGGGCCTGCAAAGGCACTAATCATCCGTGTGGTACAATAGAATCATAGTAGCGAAGTAGAGCGAACCCGCCCCGACGAGTCGCGCCTGAGAGCGCCAGAGCCGAGGCAACACCAGAACGAAAGGCTATGGCGACCCGCACGAAGGCCCTCACAACGGAGTTGAAGGACCTGGACGTAGACCGGGTTGACGGTGTTGACCGACCCGCTACGGGCCGGGCCTTCGCCTTGTTCAAGAGCCGAGACGGCAAACCCGTAACGAAGAAAGAGGACACGACAATGGCCGAGACGATCACCAAGGACCAGCTTGCTCAACTGATGAAGAACTACGCTGCGGTTGCGACTGCGGCCGACATGCTCCTGAAGCAGCTTCGCAAGGACCAGGCTGGCAAGGTCAGCAAGTCCACCGCGATCGCTGTGAACGGTCTCGCGCAGATCATGGGTGCCGAGCCCGTGTTCGTCGCGAAGGCTGTCCCGACTCAGCCGTACGAGTTCTCCGAGCCCGACGCGGACATGCGCGGCCCGGCCGACGAGGACCTGGGTGGAAACTTCACCCCGCGTAGCATGCCCGGATCGATGGTCGGTCGCGTGCAGTTCAGCGTGAAGGGCACCGAGAAGGCTTCGTATGCTGCGCCCGCCGTCGCTGGTGAGCCGGACGAGGACGACGCGAAGATGCCGTGGGAGAAGTCGGCGGCTGCGAAGGCTGCGTTCGATGCGGCTGTCGCGAAGGCTGTCGAGGCCGCTGTCGCGAAGGCCGCTCCCGTGACGAAGGCCACCCCGGTCGAGAAGGCCGAGAAGCCGGAGTCGAAGCAAGTGATGACCGCCGAGCAGCGCGAGGTCCGCAAGGGCCAGGGCTACCGTTTCGGCGAGACGTTCGAGAACGTGGTTTTCGGGGCGCAGGCTCGATAAGCCACGCCTGAACAACAGACCAGAGAAAGAGGACAACGACAATGCAGATCGCACGGTGGCTCGAAAAGGCGACGTGGACCACTCCCGACATCACGGCTCCGACCGGTGGTGGGTTGCTCTCGCCGCAACAGGCGCGCGAGTTCCTTCGGGTTCTGATCGACGAGAGCATCCTCCTGAAGGAGGCGAACAACCAGACTTCGCTCTCGCCGAAGTTCGAGGTTCCCCGGATCAGCTTCGGGAACCGCGTGCTGCGTGCCGGTGTCGAGGCGACTCGACTCGACGCGAGCGATCGCGTGAAGCCGACCACGGGTCTCGTGACCCTGAGCACCAACCTCTTCAAGGGTGAAGTGCCGGTGTCGGACGAGATGTTCGAGGACAACATCGAGCGTGACGCCCTCGCGGACACGATCATGGTCATGCTCGCCGAGGCTGTCGGCCGTGACATCGAAGAGTTCGTGATCAAGTCGGACACCGATCGCACGGCGGCTGACGGCGCGGACTTCCCGGTTCTCGATCAGTTCGACGGGATGATCAAGCAGCTTCAGACGGGTCTCCCGGCGTCGCAGAAGATCGACGCGTCGGCGATCACGTCGTACGACTCCCTGTGGGGTCGCATGGTGACGAATCTCCCGGCTCGGTACCGCCGCGACGTGACGGCCCTCCGGCTCTACGTCCCGGTGAAGCACGCTGACGGTTACCAGGCCGAGTTGGCGAAGCGCGGTACGCCGCTCGGGGACACGAACATCCTGGAAAATCTCCGGACCAAGCTGGCGTTCCGTGGCATTCCGATCGTGCCGGTTCCTCTGATGACCGGCGTGAGCACCATCGCGGGTGTCGAGATCGACTACGACAACTTCGCGATCCTGACGCACCCGCTCAACCTGTACGTGGGTTGGCACCGCCGCATCCGTGTGGAGCGGTGGCGTGATCCTCGTGAGGGTGCGACCAGCTTCCTCCCGAGCCTTCGTGTGGACGCCAAGTACGCTGACCCCAATTTCGGGGTTCTCAGCTACGGCATCGCTCTCGGCACGGAGTAACATCCGGGCCTGCTCTTGAAGTGAACTGAACTTCCTGCCGCTCTGGTGGGCGACCCCCACCAGAGCGTGATTGGAAGGAAGAAAGGGACACCATCATCATGATCACCACCGACAACTTCCGCAAAATTCGACGCCAGCTTCAGGGCAAAGGCGTCAACTTCCGCGAAACCATCGTCACTGTCGATACCTACTCGGCCGTGAGCGTCCCCGGTCTCCGCAAGGACGACGTGATCGTCTCCGTGCTCGACATGACCGACTTGGTCGATGTCGGCGCACAGATCGTACGCGCGGCCAAGGCATCGCGTGAGTTTGGTTCGGTGAACAGCCGGATCACCTTCACGGCTCGCGTGGCTGGCGTTCAGGGCGACAAGATTCGCGTGGCCTACGTCAACGACCAGACCCAGCTTACGTCGGGTGTGGCTCAGGCGGGGTACGTGACGGTGGTGAACACCGAGAGTGCGGGTGTGATCTACACCGACATCATCTTCCACATGGCCCTCAACACGAGCGGTACGGTGGACACCACGGACGGCGCGACGGCTCCGAACAGCGCCAACATGGTTCGCGCGGCGGTTCTGACTCAGGCGGATGCGCCGGGTCATCCTCGTGCGGCCGACATCGTGGACGCGACGATCGACAACGGCACCGGCCAGACGCACGTCACGGCGATGTCTGCGACGGTTCTTCAGAACGGCGCGGACGACTCCCAGCACGGCGCGACGGCCGACACTCTGACCGATTCCGAGGGTCTGGTGTGGACCGAGCGGTTCCCGCAGGGCGACGATCCGGATGGTCGGGTCATTTCGGTTCAGTACGTCGATCCGGGTCTGGCTTCGCAGGATGCCTACGCTACCGTGACGATCACGTCGGCGAACAAGGTTCTGATCCAGATTCACCTTGCGACCGACATTTCGAGCGTGATCACCACGACTCGCAACCAGGTTGCTCAGATGGTCATGGACAGCTACCGCCAGAAGACTTCGGCGGCGGGCGACAACGGCGTGGCTGGTGGGCCTCAGGGTCCGGCCGACTTCGTCACTGTCGCGTATCCGAACGACGCGACGGTTGTCGCGGCGCATGCGGCGGCGGACCTGACGGGCGGTTCGGACGACGGTGGGTTCGACCTGGCGACGACTCCGCAGGATTCGACCGGCAACAAGGTGAAGGTGGCCTGGATCACCAGCCACTAATCTGACTTCAACCCCCGTAGCCGCCTAGTCAAAAGCTAGGTGGTTGCGGGGTGTTCGATAACCCTTTGGAGGCACCTGATGCCCTACTTGAATCTCGAAAAGGAATTGTTCGTCGCCGGGGTGAAGTTCCCGGCCGGGCCGCGAGAAATCGGCGGCGGATGGGCAAAGTTACTGATCGAGGCTGGGGCAAAGGGGCTGACGAAAAAGCAGTACGACGATCTAACGGCGGGAGCCGCCGCAAAGGCGGGCGACAAGAAAGCCGCCGACGTGCGTCTCTCCGCAACGGAGAATGACGGTGCCCGCACCGCACGTGACGCTGACGACTCTACAGGACGTGAAGAATCGGCTCTCGATTCCGTCCGGCGACACCAGCAAGGACGCCCTTATCGAGTCGTACATCCCTGCGATTGAAGAGGACATCCTTGCCCTGACGGGCTACTCGTTCACGGGTGGATCGAAGCAAGACATCCTCACGGACTGGCAGCGTGGGACGACGAGACTAACTCAGTTTCGCCCGGTTCTTACCCTCACGAATGTTGAGGGGCGTGTGCTTGGAACACAGGCGACGTTCAACCAACTGCTCGGGGACATCAAGGACCCAACTAGGGGCCGCATTCTTCTAGTGGGCTACCTAAACGCGTTTTACGATCCTCGCGCGGGTTACGGTGCCGCGTACGGTGGTGGTACCTGGGAGAACTGGTACAAGTGGCGTGAGTACACGTGGCCGATCGTTCGATTGACGTACACGGTCGATCCATTGGGTTCGGCGACGAACCCGGTACCGAAGGTTCTGACGACGGCTGCTACGGAGTGGACCGCGTTCATCCTGGGCAAACCAGCGGGCTCGGGTCCGCTGACGAGCGTGTCGATCGAGAAGGTGAGTGAGAGTTACGGGCCAGGCAAGAAAGGTCCGATGCCCGCGTTCGTGCAGGCGTTGCTTGGACGGCATATCCGCGAACAAGCTGTGATGCAGTTCTAAGAAAGAGGAGACTATGAAACCGACGTTGTTCAGACAGACCGTCCTGGTAGACGGCACAGGTGTCGTCGTTGCGCTGAAGGACCTGGGCGGCGCATATCCCGTTACTCTCTACATGGAAAACACGGATCACGCGGCCGAGGGCCGGACTGCGTTCGGTAGCAAGAACGCGAACCTCTTCTTCAAGGCGGCGTCTGCGGGTACGCTCACGAAGGCCATCGAGATCATCTTCACCGTCGTGGCGGGTCAGGCGTTTTCGACCGACGACGATACGAGCGATCCGTACACTGAAGTGTACACGGTCAACCTCGCGTGCGATCCTCAGGGGGTTCCGACTCAGCACGCGTATGACGTGATGGACCTGATCAATGCCGATCCGTACTCGCCGGTTGTTGCTTCGTTGGCGCACGGCTCAGACGGTAGTGCTCTGATGGGCGCGGCAGACATCACTCTCTCGGGCGACCTGGACGCGACGGCGCTTGGCACTGTGACTGTCGAGCATTCGGCTGACGTGAATGGCGTGGACGCTGAGTGGGATTCATCGGCAGCGGCGGGTACCGCGTTTTCTTCACTCGGAGCGAACACGACCAAGGCGTTTTTGCTCGATGCGCCTGTTCGCGGGCTCCGGGTCAAGGCGTCGAAGACGAGCGCTAACACGTACGTGACGGTCTCAGCGGTTCGTGCGCTCAACGCGTAATGACTGTCCAGACCGCGTACCGAAGTGTCAAGCACAGCATTGTTGACACGCTGAAGGCGACGTGGATCGACCACGAAACCGGCGCGTTCTCGGTTCCGCACTTCGCATCGGTGGTTGCGATCGCAGCCTTGACGATGGTGTTCGTCAAGAACGCGTACCTGGGCAAAGTGGACGGTCTGGACTACATCTATTATTCTGTGGCGATGGCGGCTAGCGCGAGCCCGTCGCTGATGCACAAGTTGATCGCGCGGGGCGAAACGCAGAAGACAGAGGAGAAGAAATCATGATGGGTTACATGGTGGCGGCTGGTGCGTGGGTTGCAAGCAACGCCGTGGCTCTGTGCGCGGGCGGATACGTTGCGTATCGGTTCCGGGCTCAGATCGACGCGATGGTTGCGAAAGCCGAGGCAGTGTTCGCGAAGGTGTACGGGTTCGTTCGCCACGGCGGGAAGTAATTGTTCAATCCTCTGAAGTGGTCGCGACCGATCCAGGTCACCGCTGGGCTGGCGGTCGCGCTACTTCTCTACGTCACGCTCGCGAGCGGCGTCTCGATCGCGTGGGCGCGCCATATCAAGAACGCCGCTCTCCGGGGTATTGCGTCGCAGATCAGCGACATCGATGCGACCGAAGGAAAGGCTGACGGTCTCGAAAAGGCTGTCGGTGCGCTCGCTGAGGAGAACAAAGTACTCGCGGCCAAAGCTGAAGCCGAGCACGCGGCTCGGATGGAAATGGCTGCTCGACTCGCTCAGGCCGAGAAGACCAACGCCGGACTGCTCGAAGCGGTCAAGATCGCGAAGGCGAAGGACGACAATCGCAAGCCGATTACCACGCTCGATGAAGCTGTCGCGGTGTTCAACCGGGTGACGAAATGAACCCTGTGAAACGCGGTATCGCGGTGGGGCTCGTGCTTCTGATGCTCGCTCCCTCAGCGTGGGCCGGACAGGCTCGTATCGTGCAGCCGGGTGAGAAGATCGACCAGCTTGGCGTGTTCATCCCCGCCGACAACGCGATCCAGGCTGCGGACCTACTTGATCGCTATAACATCATCGTTGAGCGCATGAAGGCCGCTGATGACCTGTCAGCCTCTCAGATGGCGCAAATCGAATTGCTCGAACAGATGCTTGGATCGAGCGAGCGTGAGTTGGAGATCAAGAACCTGATCATTCAACACAAGGACGAGATGCTGGCGTTCCGTAAGGAGATCAACGACGAGTACAAGTCGTTGCTTGCGATGAACCGGGAGCAGTTGGTGCGTGATCGAGAGGCGATCGAGCGTCTAGAGAAGATGGTCGAGAACGCCAACAAGCGAAGCATTTGGACAAGCATCATCGCGTTCATCATCGGCGCAGCGGCGTCGTACTTCACGTTCGGCATCGTGCATTAACAGGGGGGAGGGCCGACACCCGTGATCGGGGAAGCGTATCGTAGGTTCCTGTGGCACCGCGCTGAGATCAAGCGCAATACGACCGCTGTCTCCGACACGGGTGCCTCGAAGTTCGATTACGCCACGGTCCTCACCGACGTGCCCTGCAACGTGCAATCGAACGGCGGACGCATGAAGCAGGACGAGTGGGGCCAGGCTACCGGCAAGAAGATCAATGTCATCTTCGCTCGGGAGATGTCCGGCAAGCTAGAGCACAACGACCTTCTGATCGTGAACGGCAACACATTCCGCATCGTGCAGTCTCACGAGTCCTGGTACTACGGACAGCACCACGTCGAAGTGCAGTGTGAAGTCTACGTTCCGGCCGGAGACAAGGACAGTGCGGCGTAATGGCGAGCCTGGACGACAGCGTCAAGGTGGTGTGGGCCGCTGACGACGTGATCGAACGGATGGCGTCAGCGAATGTCCTGAAGCTGCTCACGGTGATCGGGACAGAGTATGTGAAGTCTGTCCAGCTTTCGATGCGCAACAGCCCGCGTGGCGGACCGAACGTGAACAAGCGAGGGCAGAAGCGTTCGGCACCCGGTGAGCCGCCTGCACCGGACACGGGCGACCTGATTCGGAACTGTCGCTTTCAAGTGCGGCAGGTAGGTGGGAAGTACATCATGGAGGGCGGCAACCGGCTCCGCAAATCTCTGTACTTGGAATATGGTGCAGCGCGGGGCCGCGTAATGCAGGCTCGTGACCTGAGCGGGAAGTTCACTAAGGCTAAGACAATGTCCTGGATTCTTTACCCGCGCCCGGTGTGGGGGCCGGAGCTATTGAGGATCAAGGCGCGCATCCCCGAGTTCATCGCGCGTCTACCGAAACGGAGACGGTGATGGCGAACCTTGTATCGGCAATTCGCAGAGCGATCGTCGCGAAGCTGACGGCGGACACCGCATTGCAGGCTCTCATGGGCGGCACCGTACGTGTGAGCTATCGGCCTACGCGCAAGCCTCTTCAGCTACCGATCATCACCATGTTCGACTTTGGCGATCGCGCCGACGACATCACACCGCTGTGGGACCGGAACCATCAGATCGATGCGTGGTCTGCCGACCTGGACAACGCCGAGGACATCGCACAGCGGGTCAAGGAATTGCTCGATCATCAGGGGCTCGTGCTCACGGGCTCAGAGGGCCAGGTCGATCGTATTCATGCGACGGCCGAGTTGGACGCGACACAGGAAGATGCCGACCTGGCTCGGAAGACGATTCGGTTCAGGGTGTTGGCGACTGACTACACCACGACCTACCAGAACAACTAGCCCTACAGCGTGCCGCTCAAGGTGCGCGTAACCTTGCGTGGTACAATATAACCAAGGGACGTACCTCGACTTCAAACCCGCCCGATTGAGTGCCAAGCGCGCCGTGGGCCACAAAGGGAGAACTAGCTCATGGCGAAGAATGCGCGGCTTCTGGAACTTGGACCAGCGAACATCTATCTGTACCTGCGTCCTCGTGCTCACCTTCTGATCGATTCGTTGTTCCCGTACACCGATCCCGACTCGGGCGTGTACGTTCAGGCGTACAAGGGCGGCAACCTCGCTCCGGACCGGCCGGGCAACGCTATCACCATCGCGTTCGTGAACGACGGCCCGTCGCAGAGTTTGTCGGTGTCGGTGGCGACCTACGCGATCACGGTGCATCTGGCGACCGATCCGTACTCGGCGGTGACCAGCACGGCTGACGACGTGATCGAGGCTCTGACGAACAGCGACCAAGCGCGCGGTCTGATCACGGCTGCTCGCGAGGTTGGTGGCGACGGCACGGGTCTCGTGGACGTGTTCGCTACGACTCCGCTCGCGGGCGGCAGCGAGACCGGCGTGGCGACCGATGTCGGGTTCCTGGGCGATGCGGTGGCCTACCAGGTGACGACCGAGACTGCGAACCTCACGGGCGCGCAGACCGGCAACGTCCCGCAGAACAAGGTGGTCATCGGCGGCATGACGAAGGTGGTCATCCCGTTCAAGGAGATCAGCGTGGACAACCTGCGACTCGGGGTGCCGAGCGCGCGGCTCGTCGAGAACAGCGACCAGTCGAAGCGGCGCGTGGACTTCACCGTCGCGGT